CAAATTGGGCGAAAGAAGAAAAGACAGAGTTCTATAAAATGTATTCTAAATTACTACCTACCGAAATGGAACACACAGGCGATATACAAATCATAGTTAATAAGAATGTAGATAAGTAAGTTTTAAATGCTCAATATCACAAGTTTTAACTTATAAAATGTAACAATATTATGGGAAAATATAGACTAGTAGCAAGTGAAATGTTAGCTTCTTTGCCCTTTGAAACAGAGCAAGAATTACTTGATGCAATAGTGAAAGAAATAGACAGTTGCGGAGATCCATCTTTAAAAGATGTTAAGGTTGATATTTTTAAAAAGGCTCATGGATTATGCGGTTATAAACGCCACTCTTATAAAGAGTTGGCAAAGTCAATAAATAAATCTATTTCGACAATACGTTTATATGCAACAAAGCCGATATGGCAATTTTGGCAAAAAAAAGGTGACGTAAAAAGATTTTTAAAAGATGAAAATACAGATTCCTAACAACTGGAAACCTAGAAAATATCAAAAGCCCACATGGAAGGCTTTATGTAATGGTGCAAAGCGAGCTTGTATAGTTGCACACCGTAGATGGGGTAAAGATGATATTGCGTTACACTGGGCTGCTGTATCAGCTATGGAAAAGACGGCTACTTACTGGCATATGTTACCGCAGGCAGCACAGGCAAGAAAGGCTATTTGGGAAGCTGTAAACCCTCATACAGGTGTGAGGCGTATTGATGAGGCATTTCCACATGAAATAAGAGAAACTACACGTGAACAAGAGATGATGATTAAATTTGTCAATGGCTCAAGTTGGCAGGTTGTAGGCTCTGATAACTATAACTCGTTAGTTGGTTCGCCTCCTTATGGTTTGACGTTTTCTGAGTGGTCATTGTGTGACCCGAGCGCATGGGCTTATCTTAGACCTATACTTGCAGAAAATGGAGGTTGGGCTATTTTTATTTACACGTCACGTGGTAAAAATCACGGCTATAGTTTGTATAACATGGCTGAAAAATCCCCTGAATGGTACAGTACTAAATCAACGGCTAATGATACAGATGTGTTTACAGAGGAGCAATTGCAAAATGAGTTAAGAGAATATCAATCGGCTTATGGTGAAGATGCAGGAAAGGCTTATTGGCTGCAAGAGTATTTTTGTTCGTTTGATGCTGCGTTGCCAGGGGCTTATTACGTTGGGGAGTTGTCAAAAGCAGAGCAGGATAATAGAATTACAAGCGTGCCTTATGACCCTAGTCTACCAGTACATACATGGTGGGATATTGGGCGTACAGATTATACTGCAATATGGTTTGTGCAATATGCAGGACGTGAAGTTAGAGTGATAGATTATTACCAGAATAACATGCAAGGTCCAGCACACTACGCACAAGAGTTACAAGATAGGCGTTACTTATATGAAATACACCACTTACCACATGATGCGGATTATGTGCAAATGGGTTCAAGAGATGGTAAGAGTGTTAAGGAGCAGTTTGAAGAGCTTATGCCAAGCCAAGACTGGAAATGCCATAGAAGAACACAATCAGAAGTATCAGATATTTTTGTAGCTAAGGCGTTTTTTAATCGTTGTGTGTTTGATAAAGATAAAACACAAGAAGGGCGTGAGTCTTTAGGGGCTTTTGCACAGCAATGGGACGATAAACATAAGGTGTTTACTGGCGTGCCAGCTAAGGGCTGGTTTAAACATGGTGCAGATGCGTTTAGATATTTGGCAGTAGGTTATCAAGAGGACTTTGACCAGAACGTTATAGTAGATGATAGAAATACTTTTATGGGAGTTATGAGACGTAATACACACGGTGTTAGTAGACCAATAATATAACGTGTTGTATTTGTAGTTGTAATGTGTTAATGTTGTGTAACTTTTCAATGGTTGCATTATGAATATAGATAAAAAAGTTCCAGTATCAAAGAATAGTGATACCCTGAATTTTTGGCAGGGGCAAATTGCCACAGCTAAAGAATATCTAAAAGATTATCATGAAAGAGGCGATAAAATAGAATGTCGTTATCGTGATGAGGAGCGCAATACAAGCCAAAGAAATATAGCTAGTGGAAATTTTCTGTCTAGTTATAATATTCTGTATTCTAATACGGAAACTATACAACCAATTTTATTTAGTGAAACACCTGAGCCTGATGTAAGGGCTAACGACACTGATAGTATGAATGCCCGTAAGGCTGCAAAGATGCTAGAAGATGTTATAGCTTATAATGGAAAGTTGCCAGAAACGGTAAGCTCTATTGAAAGTGCTGTTAAGGATTTATTATTGCCTGGAACTGGCGTTTTACGTGTGATGTATGAACCTACCTTTGATAAGAGGGAAAAGGAAGCTACCAACGATGATGGCGAAGTTGTAATAGAGCAAGATGAAAAGCTTGTTTTTGAAGAGGTGCGATATGAACATGTACAATGGAAAGATTTGCTATATCCAAAATGTAAAAAATGGGAGTCGTTACCTTGGATAGCGTTTAGGGGGTTGTTTACTTACACGGAAGCAAAAGAAGAGTTTGGAACATCTATTGCTAATACACTGGAATATACGTATCAAGATGAGTCTGATAAAACCAACAGAACTTACACACCAGAGAATAACAAATTTGGAAATGCTGAGGTTTGGGAAGTATGGGATAAAACTAATAGGCGTGTTTTATGGATAGCAGATGGAAAGGCGGTCAATAGCCCATTAAGAATAGATAAAGACCCTCTTGAACTAGATGAATTCTACCCTATACCAAAGCCGTTATTCTCATCAACAACTACTGGTGAAATTAAACCAGTGCCTTTGTTTGTGTTTTATCAAGATTTAGCAAATGAACTTGATGAAGTATCTACAAGAATAAGAAGAAACGTAGACAGCTTAAGAAGACGTGGCGTTTATGATGGCTCTTTTAGTGACTTGGAGCAGTTAAGTTCAGCACAAGATAATCAGTTTATACCTATTAAAGACTTTAGTAAGCTACAAAGTAAGGGCGGTATAAAATCAGTAATGGACACAGAGGATTTAAACAATCAGATTGCAGTACTCGAGTCTTTATATAAGCAAAGAAAAGAAATTATTGATTCTATATATCAAATAATGGGATATGCGGATATATTACGAGGGCAATCAGACCCTAGGGAGACTTTAGGAGCGCAAAGGATTAAGGGAAGGTTTGGTACGCTAAGAATATCTAAGTATCAACGTGACGTGCAGAGATTAATACGTGATGCATTTAGAATAGCAGGGCAAATTATAGTTAATAAGTTTGAGCCAAAAACTATAGCTTTGCAAACGTCTGTACCTCTTGATGAAGTTGCGATTTATAAAGAGATATTAGAGCAAACAGAGCCTGCTAGTGTTTTGGTTGATATACAAACTGATTCAACAATAGCAGCTGATGATATAGCAGATAAACAGGACATAATAGAGTTTACTGCTGCGGTAAGTGATTTTGTACAGCGCACTCCTGCAATGGTTCAAGTGTTAGGCTTGCAAGCTACAAGCGATTTGTTGATGGCTATGCTTAAAAAGTTTAAGATGGGGCGTGATATTGAACAAGCTGTTATGGATAGGGTTAAGGAAGCTGCAAAACAAGCTAATCAACCTAAACAACCAAGCCCTGAACAAATGAAAGAACAAAGGGAAATGGCTAAGTTGCAATTAGATGCTACGTTTAAGCAAGCTGAATTGAGATTAAAAGATAAAGAATTAGATATAAGAGCAGCAGAAGCTGGAATGAAAGACACAAGGGAAGGTCAAAAGTTAGATTTAAAAGGAGTTGAGTTAGCTTTAAAGTCGTTAAACGAGGCGCAAAAAGCGGAAACTGAGGAAAGGAAGTTGCAAGCGGAAGAGGCGAATCCGCAAGACAATGCAATTGTAGGAGTTTAATTTAATGTCATTAAAAGGAGCGGTAATATGACAGAAGAAGTAGTACAAGAAAACAATGACTTAGCTAATAATTTGAAGAATGCTCTTAATGAGGCACTTGGAAAGCCAGAAGTTGTTATTGAAGAAAAAGAGGAGATAGTTGTAAATGAAGAAGAGGTTGTTGAGCAAGAAACACAAGACAATAATGATGCACTTGAAGTATCAGAAAAAGAGCAAAGTGAAGAAGTAAACCAAATAGAAGAAGAATTTAAGTTAATACCTAAAGAGTGGAAAAAAGAGGAAAAAGAAAAGTTTGAAGCTGTTTTAAATAATCCTGAAACAAAGGAAGCAGCCGAGGTTTTAATAAGTAGGTATGAGAACTTAAGAAAAGATTATCATCGCAAGGCTGGTGAGCGTGCAGAGTTTGCAAAGCAAGTTAGTTCTTGGGATGAAATATTTGACGATAGAGCCAAGGAGGCATTGAAGGCTAGAGGCATTGAAGCACCAGAATATGTTAAAAGGTTGCTAAGTGTTGAACAAAGCCTAATCACTAATCCAGCTCCAACCATAAAAAAGCTTATGGAAGCCTATAGGGTTGACCCTAAGCAATTTGTCAACGACGAGTCTAATGATGAAGTTGTTGACTATGATAAAACAATTACCGAGTTAAAAAAAGACGTAGCACAAATAAAACAAGGCAATGTGCAAAAAGAAACTAATATTGCAGCGAGACAAGACGCGGAAATCGCCAAGCAGATACGGGACTTCAAATTTGCAATTGATGAAAGTGGTGAGCCAAAGCACCCATTATTTGAAGAAGCTTATGACGAGATGAGTTCTTTAATAGTGAAGGGCAAAGCTAAGACGCTAGAAGAAGCTTATGAAATGTCGCCAACTGTACAACTTACTAAGATGCAAGCAGAGGCAGAGCGACAAAAAAAAGTTGATTTGGAAGAAGAAAAGCGAAAAGTTGCAAAAGCTAAAAAGGCAGCTAAAGGAATCACCAATACAAGGGTTGTTAAACCAGCCCCTGAAAAATTAAGCTTTGAAGAGATGTTTAGAAGAAATCTTCGAGAGGCAAGTGCTAACTCTTAAAACTCGGCTTTATTAATTTAAGCGAGGTTTAAAATGACTATTCCAAATAGTACTTTTACTGAAATTCTATCGAGTACTTTGAGAGATTTTCAAAATGATTTTGCTGATAACGTTACGGATAAAAACGCATTGCTAACGGCAATGAAAGACGTGGGCGGTATTAAGCTAAAAACAGGTGGTGAGTCTATTCAGCAACAACTTGCGTATGCTGAAAACTCAACATTTCAATATTACTCTGGTTATGAGACTTTAGATGTAAGCGCAAGCGACACTCTAACTTCTGCTAATTATGACTGGAAACAAGCAGCTGTAAATATAACTATATCAGGGCTTGAGCGTAGACAAAACAGCGGTGAGGCTCAAATAATTGACCTAGTAACTAATAGAACTAAGGTTGCTATGATTACTATGGCGAACAATATTAATGTTGGTTTATATTCAGATGGTACTGGTTCTTCAGGTAAACAGATCGGTGGGTTACAGCTAATTGTAGCGGACGATCCTACAACTGGAACGGTTGGCGGTATTGATGCTTCAACGCAAACTTTTTGGAGAAACGTTGCGTACGATGCAACTACTGACGGCGGTGCTGCTGCTTCTGCTTCCAACATTATTAAGTATATGAACACAGTTTATAATCAATTAACTCGTGGTACTGATAAGCCTAATCTAATTGTAGCAGATCAAAACTATTACAATTTCTATCAGCAAGCATTACAATCAATTCAACGTGTAAACGTGAATGAGGGTGCTGTTGCTAAAATGGCTTCTAGTGGTTTTGCAGCTCTTGATTATCTTGGTGTACCTGTTGTTCTTGATAACGATATACCAACTAATCATATGTACTTTTTGAACACTAACTACTTAGAGTTCTGTGTACATGAAAACGCAAACTTTACACCAGGTGAAATGGATAAGCCAATTAATCAAGATGCTATGGTAATGCCTATACTATTTATGGGTAACTTGACTTGTTCAAACCGTAGCTTGCAAGGTGTATTGAAAGATTAACAATAAATAACGGAGGATATCATGGGATATCAAATTGGTCTAGATTTAACTGTTATTGACACAAGCCCACAATTTAAACTTGGTGAGCTTGCACAACTAGATGATGGTAAAATTTACAAATACGTAAAGTATGAGGCTGCAAGTGCTGCAACGGCTGGTGTAGCTGGTGAAGTTGCTTATTACGCAACTGTTGCTGTTGGTGATGCCACTGGTACAATTGTTACTTCTGATTTATCTGATAGTGACGAGGTTGGTGCTGGTGTATTACAAGCAGCTTTAACTGATGGTAGTTATGGTTGGATTCAAGTAAAAGGAATCGCAACATTAACTATAGCACTAACAGCAGGTGCAGATGGTGACCCACTAACTGCAACAGGCGCGGCTGATGGTACGCTTGACGTATCTGCAGCGGTAACTGATGTTGTATGTGCGGTTGCAATTGATGCATCAGAAAAAATAATTTTGTGTGATTTTCCACACTAACTAACTAAGGGTGGGGGCATTATGTCCCCCTCCTGACATTTTAAAAAGGAGCGGATAAAATGTTTAATCAAAAAAAATGGAATCCAGAAGAGGATAAATATTTAGCGGTAAAGTTTAGTAAAAAGGCAGTACATAATAAATTTAAAAGCGAACAAGAGGGAAGGCAGGTTTTTGAAGATGTTGATTGGATAAATATAAGAATACCTGGTGATAAAACCACAGAAGTAAGTAGAAAGGTTAAAGAAGAGGATAAAGAAAGGTTTGAGTTTCAATGGAATAATTATTTAAACCGTGAAGAAGACAAAAAGAACGGTATACCGCTTGATATGTTGCCAAGCATAACACCAGCGCAAGTAGCTAATCTACAAGCGTTAAAAGTAGAAACAGTTGAGCAGTTGGCTAACTTACACGAGAAGGGTATAAAGAACCTGTTTGAAGGTAGGGATTTAGTAAAGAAAGCAAAGTTATTTTTAGAGGGTGATAACTACGCTAAAAAGTTGGAAAAAGAGATTGAAGAGCTAAAAGCAGAAATAAAAAAGCTGCAACAGCCTAATTTAAAATTGGAGAGTGGTGATGAGCCTACTAACAATAATACAAAACGTAACAAACGAAACACTACTAGGGGAAGAGCCTCAAACGGTAGTGGGGAATAATGACAAGTATGTAAAGAAAGCGTTAGCCTTGCTAAATAAAGTGGGCAAAAAGCTTTCGGCCATGCATGATTGGCAAGTTATACAAAAAGAGGTGACGTTTACAAGTAATGGTACAGGCTCTTATTCTCGTTCTAGTGTTTTTACAGATGGTGATTTTTTGCGTTATATTAATGACACTGACTGGGATAGGTCTAATTATAGAAAGATGTCACTAGTTACGCCTCAAGAGTGGCAGGTGCTTAAAAGCTCCGTTGTAACAAATGTTGGTATTATTCGTTATTATCGTGAACAAGATAATAATATCTTAATTACTCCTGATAAGACAGGCGACACTATCGTGTTTGAATATATCTCCAAAAACTGGATAATAGATGCAAGTGGAACAACAACAAAGGCAGCTTTCACAGCTGATGATGATGAGGTTAGATTTCCAGAGTTTTTAATGGAGCTTGGTTTGAAATACGAGTTAAAAGCAGGTGACGGCTTGCCAGCAGCGGTAGAATTAAAAGAATTTGAAGATGCTAGGGAGGATTTAATAGCAGCAGAAACACCAAAAAGAATTATAGGACCTAAATATAACTACAACACCAGAAACCCTAACTTGCCAGATACAGGAGTAGGATTATGAGGGAAGCAGTAGTACAGCAATTAGGAGGCACGGCTAGACAAGTTGAAATACCTGTTCCAAATGGAGGGTTAAATACCCGCGAATCACGTTCTGCTATGCCTTTGTTAGATGCGGTGCAATTTCAAAATGTTATATCTGAACCTGATGGCATATCCTCAAGGTTAGGTTTTGATAGTTTTGGTACAGGCATGACTGGCACTGTTAATCATCTATCGGAATATAAGAACGCAACAACGCAACAATTGGTTGTCGGTGCTGGGACTGTTTTATATTCGCTAGGAACAGGCGGAGGAACGGCAACAATCGTTAAAACGGGCTTTACAAATACAGACTTTGAAAGTGCTCAATTAAGCGGCTCTATGGTGCTTGTAAATGGTGCTGATACACCGCAAATATATGACGGTACAAATTCAACTGATGCGTCATACTCAAATGATTTGCACACAGATGGTCCATCTAATGTTGATGGTATAAACGTTCATAAATCAAGAATGTATGTTTGGGACACTGATACATCTAATTTTTACTATGGTGCTACAAATGCCATACAAGGGGCTTTTACTAAATTTCCATTAAATGAAGTCTCAAAGACTGGTGGAAATCTTTTAATAATGAAATCTATTTCTAGGGATGGTGGAAGCGGGCCAGATGATTATGCAGCGTTTATCCTAGATACAGGTGAGGTTATAGTTTACCAAGGAAATGACCCTGGTACAGCTGCAAACTGGGCTTTAGTTGGAAGGTACTTTATACCAGCACCAATTAATAAACGTTCTGCAATAGAGTTTGCTGGTGATATAATCGTACTTACTAGGCAAGATGTTGTAGCTTTAAGTGATACTATAAACGCCTCTGGTGAGCTTGGTGGTGTACTTTTAAAGCCATCAAAATTAGGCGGCGCAATAAGAGAAGCTTTTAACACTTACGGAACAAATAGCGATTGGCAATTGTCGCTTTATAATAATAAAGGGTGGTTGATTGTTAATGTACCAGAAGTTGATGGCAGTAACTACTTTCAATATGTCACAGTATTTCAAACGCAAGCCCCTAGTTTGTTTACTGGGTGGAACGCTACTGTATTTGCAAGTTTTAATAACGGCCTGTACTTTGGCGGTGACGGTGTTGTTTATAAGGCTGATAGTGGATTTAGTGATAATGGTAGTAATATAGATTGCGTAGCACAACAGGCTTATTCAACCGTTAATATACCAAATATTAAGAATGTCAAAAATCTTACAATAACTTATTTATTTGATGGTACCTCAACTCTTGGAGCTGAAATAGGCTACGATTATATAGATAAACCAGTAACTAACACGGCACAAAGTGAGCCTATAGGCCCCGACTGGAATACAGCAATATGGGATGAGTCGCAATGGGCAGGAGCGGCAGCGGCAAGGAATGTTAAATTTAGTGTAGCGGGTACAGGTAGAGCAATATCAACGGTAATACAGTTTAGTATTCAGGGAGCGCAGTTTAAATGGTTGGGAACGAACATATCGCTAGAAGTTCAGAGAATGGTTTAAATAACAATTGGTACTGGGGTACAAAACTAAATGAAGCTATCCCAGATAGGATAGATTATAGAAAGTGTCAATGTTATGGAATTATAAAGGAGGGCAAGCCCTCAGTTGCGTGGGCTTTTAACAGCTTCTTAATGCACAAGGAAAGCAATATACAAGAGTTGGAGGCTAGTATTAGTTTGGCAGCTTTTAGAAAAGATTGGAATCCCCTTACAACTATAAAACTAATTTTATCTTTATTTTTCAAAGATTCTTGTTATAATAGGTTAACCGCAGTGACACACGCAAGCAATCGCCAAGCGGTAAGATTAGTTAAATTGGCTGGTTTTACCCTTGAAGGAATCCTAAGAAAGCCAGCAGGAATTGAAGATATAATGCAATTTTCTATATTGCGTGAAGATTGGGAGGCGAGCCGATGGGCGACATATTCACACCTGGACCATTAGGAAAAGCGTTTGGCTTTGGGGATGACCCAGCGCCAGCACCGCAAGCACCAGATACAGGTGCAACCATTGAGCAGCAAAAGCAAGCTACACAGTTATTTCAAATCACACCGCAAGGCACGTTAGAATATGGCACCATAGACGAAGAGGGCAACTTCGTACCACGTCCTGATGCGGAAGGCGTAAGAATCACAGAAAGCCCATTTCAACAGCAATTTAGAGAGCAAAGAGAAGCTGCAGCGTTGGACTTGGTAAGTCAACTGCAAGGAACTCAATTAGGTGGTTTTAGAAGCGCAGCGGATATACAGGGCGGATTACAAACACCATTGCTAGGGGATTTTGCAGACGATGCTTTGAGACTAGAGCAAGAAACGTTTGAAGCAGGGCAAAGAAGATTAGCACCAATAATAGAGCAAGAGCGTAGAGATTTGGTGCAGAGTTTAGCAGATAGAGGCATCCCATTATCAAGCGAGGCAGCACAAAAAGAATTGACTAGATTTGACCAGTCAGTTGGCGACAGGCAACAAGACTTAGCGTTTGGTGCTATCGAAGCAGGCAGAGTAGAACAAAACAGGCTAGCTAGTTTATCAGCGGCATTAAGGGGGCAAGAAGTAAATGAACAACTAGCGTTAGCCAACCTAGAACAACAGCAAAGGGCGCAGCAGTTCGGGGAATTAGGGGCATTGGGTGGCTTCGCCGCTCCTTTTCAGCCATTCAATGCACCAACAGTTGATGTGGCTAGTATAATTAATCAAGGTTTTGCAAATCAATTGGGGGCATCACAATTTGCACAACAACAGCAAAACCAACAGTTGCAATTCATTGGCGATTTGGCAAGTGCAGGTGCTACGGTTGCGGCATTTTCTGATTATAGGTTAAAAGAAAATATTAAGCATGTTGGTAATGAAAAAGGATATAATTTATACCACTATAATTACATAGGCAATCCTACTAGATTTAAGGGTGTAATGGCACAAGAAGTAATGAAGGCTACACCAGAAGCGGTAACGGTAATGGAGAATGGATATTACGGCGTTTACTATGATAAGCTTGGTTTGCAAATGGAGGAAGTAAATGAGAGATAGAAATTTCTTAGCTGAGTTTTTAGCAAGGCAGCAACAACAGCCTCAACAATCTTTTGAGCAACCTACGCAAATTGTAGATGATGAGAATCGCCAATTAATAAGCGCATTACAATCGCAGCCTAGTAGAATACAAGGCACAGTGCCATTACCAGAGTTAAACACTAGAGAGGCTTTGGCTAGAAATCTATTGCAACAAGCTAATGATAGAAACGCACACCCACTTGCAAGGGGCATAGCTGCTTATTTTGGTTCTAAACAGTTGCAAGATATAGGTGCAGAAAAAGGACGTACACAAGAGGCTATAGCAAAAGCCGAAGCAGAAGCAGAAAGGCTAAAAATAGAGGAAGAAAGAGCCTTTGAGACTGGACTGTTGGAAAGAGAGCAGGAGTTTAAAGCTGAGCAAGCAGACTTTGAGAGAGCTGAAAGAAGGAAAGAAAGGGCTTTTGATAGGCAGAGGCAATCTACTCTTGATGAAATAAATGCACGTGAACGGCAAAGAAAAGCTGATATAGATGAAAGAAGATTACAACTTGAAGAACAAAAGGCGCAAGGTGTAATAAGCGAAAAAGAAAAAAAAGCTGAAACCGCTAAGTTAGAGGAGGAGGCTGCTATTGTAGCAGCGGAGGCAGAGGCCGAAAATACGATACAATTAATTGACGATTTACTAGAGCATCCAGGTTTCAATGCAGCAGTAGGTTTTGGTTTACAGAAACTTCCTTTTACAGATGCTGGAGATTTAGACAAGCCAGGTGGTGGATTCACAGCAGGTACAGATGCAGCTTCTTTTGCAGAAAGATTAAAACAATTAAAGGGTGGAGCTTTTTTAACAGCTAGGGAAAGGTTGCGAGGGCAAGGTAATATTACCGACACAGAAAGCAACAGAGCTGAGGCAGCACAGACTAGAATGAGCTTATCACTATCTGAAGATGAATTCACAAAGGCAGCAAGAGAGTATCAAGATATTTTACGAAAAGGTTTAAAAAGACAAAAAAACCTAGCAAAGAAAAAGGGAATAACACAAGATTCCACAGAGCCAAAAAGTATAAAATTTTTAGGGTTTGAGTAATGCCAATAGCAAAAGTACAATTACCAGATGGCAGAATAGGGCGTTTTGAAGTGCCAGAGGGGACTACCCCTGAGCAGGTGACTGCATTTGCATCTAAACAATTTACACCGAAAGAGCAAATCACACAAACAGTAACGCAAGCCCCACTAGAAACAGGGCAAGCTTTGACAGAGGTTGCTACAAGGGGGGTTACTTTAGGGTTTGCAGACCCTGCTATTGCGCTGGGGGGTGCGTTAATTGCTAAAGCAATGGGTGTAGATGATGCTACACTTACAGAGCTAACAGAAGAAGCTACGCAAAGAATGACTGCAAGAAGACAGCAAGCAAGAGAAGAAATGCCTATAACTACGGGAGCTGTTGAAATAGGTGCTAGTTTACCAGTAGGCGGCGGTGTGTTTAAAGGTGCTCAAGCATTGGCAAGAGGTGCAAATATAGGAAGGGCAGCAACTCCAACGGCATTGGCTGCAACAGGAGCGATTGAAGCTGGTGGATTAAGTGAGGCAGAAACAACTGAGGGTATATTAAAAGACGCTGTAACAGGTGCGGTGCTAGCCCCAGTTGGTGCAAAAGTATTTGAAAAAGCCACTCCTTTTATTGCCAAGAAAGTAACACAATTTGCAGATGGCGTTTCACAACCAGTAAAGACGATTGCAGAATCTTTATTTAAGGTAAATCCAGTTGTAGTAAAAAACTTTACAGAGTCAGGCGTAAAACCTTCGTTACTAGCGGTAACAGACAGTCCAACTATAAAACGCTTGGGAAGTATTTTAAATGGTACATTAGGTTCGACATCAGTTGTAACAAATAACATAGATGAAACGCTGCAAGGAATAGAAAGAGGTGTTGCTAGGTTGGCAAAACAACAAGGAGAGATAACAGGGCAAGAAGCAGGACTTAAAATTCAAGAAGGAATCAGGGGTTTTATAAATAATTTTCAAAATAAGTCTGATCAACTATATAATAAATTAGATAATTTTATAAAGCCAGATGATATTGCAGAAGTTGGTAATGCTACAAAGTTATTTGAAGTAAAGTCTGGTGAGTTTGCTAACCAACCGCAACTACAAAAAAGATTACAGTCTAATAGAGCTTTTAGTTTAATGTCGGACATAGCGCAAGATGCTGCGGAAGGTGTGTTGCCATACAATGCATTAAAAGCTTATCGCTCAGAGGTTGGTAAAATTATAAAAGAGGACGTGGTAACAACTGGAGTTGAAAATAAGTTAGCTAAGCAGTTGTATGCTTCCCTAAGTGAGGATATGAGAAGTACAGCAGCTGCAAAAGGAAAACAAGCGTTACAGGCTTTTGATAAAGCAAATGATTTTTATGCAGATGGTATCAATAAAATAGAAAAAAATTTAAAAAAATATTTAGGTGATAGGGCAGATGCAGGACAGATATTTAACCAGCTAAAAACATCTTCAAAGGTTGGTGACGTAAAAGCAAGTAAGATACTCAGTGCAATTCCTAAAGGCGATAGGGAACTTGTAAGAGATGCTGTAGTGCAAAGTTTTGGCCGAAATAATGAAAATAAATTTAGTGTTGCTAAGTTTATAAGCGATTACGAAGCTCTTACGCCAGAAGGAAAATCAATATTGTTTGGTAAACAAAGTGGTGAATACCGCAAAGCATTAGATAAACTTATTGATATAAGCAAGACTCTTAAAAGTTCGCAAGAGTTTGTAAACACCTCAAGGACAGCTGATAATTTAGGTAATTTTGCGTTAATTGGATTAAGTACCTTTGACCCCGTAGCAGCTGTAAAAACTGGTGTAGGTGCTAATTTAAGTGCAAGACTTTTGACTAATGAAGATTTTGTTAAAAGTTTAGCAAAAGCAGCAGACCAGCCAATAAATCGAGGTACATTTAGAACATTCTTAAAACGCATGGAACAAACTGCAATTAATAACCCAGCAATCAAAGATGACATTTCGCAATATATCGGAATAGTTGGCGCATACATGGGGCAAGCAATGGGAGAGGATAAATGATATTAGCTAATATACTATTATTTGTACTTATTATGGCTTTAATTGAGCCTAAACAAGAAAAAAAAGCAACATGGAGTGTTGAATAATGGCAGGATGGAACGGAAGCGGCACATTTACTAAAACCCATAGTTGGGTTGCAGATGCTGCAAACGGTATTAAGATTCGTGCAGACAGGCACGATGCAAACGATACTGATTTTACAAACGGTATTAATAATTGTATTACAAAAGACGGGCAAAATTCAGCTACTGGCAATTTACCTATGAATGGTAATATTCATACTGGTGTAGGCAATGCAACCGCAAGAAATAATTACATTGCGATGGGGCAGTTTCAAGATGGAAGTGGAATTTATATAGCAACCACTGGCAGTGCCAATACATACGTTGCAAATTTAAGCCCCTCAGTTACGGCATATGTTGCAGGGCAAAGATTTTTAGTTAATATAAACGCTACTAATACGGGGGCATCTACCATCAATTTTAACGCCGTTGGTGCAAAAAGTATTGTTAAAAACGGTGCTACTGCATTGCAGGGTGGTGAGTTAGTATCTGGCAGGTTATATACTATTATATATGATGGCACGAACTTTCAAGTTGTTAATCCTACGCCATTACCTGAAATAATATCAGGAGCGCACAGTTCAGCACGAACTAATGAAGTTCCTTTAGATAGCCAAACATTATCTAAAACAACAAATGGCGATATAACTGGAACACAGTACGAATTACACTATAAATATTTATGGGATAATTTCGCAGATGGGCAAGCTCCTGTAGCTGGTGGGCGCGGTGCTTCCGCACAAGCAGACTGGGATGCAGATAAGGCTATTACTACTCCTGATTTTCAAGATAGGGTTGTTATGGGCGTTTCGAGTGGTGGTTCAATCACGACAGTAGGAGATACGGCAGGTGCTACAACAGTGGCGAGTACAGGCTCTATAACTGGTAGCGTTTCAAGTCATGCATTAACAGAGGCAGAGTTGCCAGCAACGGTAACGTTATCACAATCAAATGTTGGTGATGTAAATAACTCATCCACTGGAAGTGTTAAAATAGCAGCTTCACAAAGTGGTTCAAGGTCTTTAACTTATCAGGTTGGTTTGGGTTCTGGTGCAGCGCATACGCATGGTAATAGTTTTGCATTTAGTGGCTCTGCAAGTTCAGTTGTACAAAAGTCAATTGGTTTATATTGGTATTTGAGAGCGTAAATGAGTGAAAAGTCAGGTTTATCAGATGTTGTTTTTTCCTATCATGCAGATAGTTTGGCAGATGGTGCTTCGCTTAGTAGTGGATGGCGAGATGCTGGTGTTTATGAAAAATATCAAATAGATTATGTTGCGAGCGCAAGTGGCCTTACTTTGGAAACCATTACTAACCCATTTGACCCAGATACAACTACATATCCCGATTTAACAAATTCATTTACATATACAGGAAATATATTTTTTTTAGGCACGTTCCTAGTGCGTCAACGATTTATTAAAATAAATCTTAAAAATAACACAGGCTCAACTGTAACAAATGTTAGTCTAGATGTTAAACTAATAGCGGAGATGGGTGACGGGGCAACTGCTATCCCTTTAAATCACGCTCCAAGCACGTCTGATACATCTATTTTAACGCAAAGCATACTTGCAGGTCAAGGAAGTGGAAGTACATACAATAATGTCAAAGTTGGTTCTGATGGTGCTATAAGAACTGCTAGCTATCCGTATGAATATGATTATGTTGACGTTAGTAATCCAACAAATACGCAAGAAGTATATACTTATAAAACAGGTGGTTCAGGCGGTACTACCGTGGGAACAATAACAATTAATTACACTGACAGCACTAAAGCGGTAATATCTAATTTTGCGAGGACGTAATGGCTCTATTTTTATTTTTTATAAATGTGGGTAAGGTGTAAACTATGAATTTTTCAAAATCAGGAAACGTTATTACTCAAACAGGCGGTTCAAGCTCGAACAGGGACACGCCACAAGATTTAATAAATGCAGGGTTGGCAGGCGTTTCTTCCTCTGTATTGTTAAGTCTAGCGAGGTTATGGAATGTCTTTTAGTTTATCGGGTAGCACAATTACTCAGACTGGTACAGACACAAACCTATCAGGGTTAAATGGTGTTTCAGGATGCACATTCGAATCATTTACAGATGGGGCTAATACATATCGTAGAGTTACATTTAACACAGGGATATCACTTACAATAAATGGTGATTTAACGATTAATGCAAATACCGATCAATTAGTATTTCCGCATACAAACAATTCTTTCTTATGGATGACGATAGCAGGTACGCTAAAATTAGAAGATACATCCACTTTAAATGGGGTAACAGAAAGTTTTCAAAAGTTGGCCGTAAGAAGTATGGCCAGAACTAACGACCATTTTAACACTAATCAGGGCGTTCACATAAACAACGGCGGGGAACTGTTTATGAATGGGGGCGGATTCTATTGTAACTCACATATTAATTTTTTAGGTACAAATTCAACACTAACTGTGCAAAGTCCCTCGCTCATTAGATTAGGCACGGCAGCCAATGGATCTAAGAATGTTTTACGTTTTGCAGGTTCTCAGGGAGATTTAGACGCAGACGGTCTTATATTGTTAGAGAGTACCTCTGGTATAGAAACGGCGGATATTATAAAACTAGACAATTACTCTCCCAGATTTTGCGCTGAAGGGGCATTAGTATACGGAGGAGCCAATAACGGTCAAATAACGCTAAACAGCTATAATCCTATAGGATGCACTATCGATCTTGCCTTTATTGGTCCTGGTTCATTCTATACTGTGTATGGCTACTCCGATAAACCCTTAACAGCTACTGTGCACTTTGACCACCGCAGTGCTTCAGGCGGGGGTTGGGTTAAGTTGCGTAAAAACCTAGACATAACAGTTATTGACGAAAGTAATAATCCCTTACAAGGTGTAAAGGCTTGGTTTACAGATACCAATAACGGCAACCGTTATAATAAGATACAGAATCTGACATCTGACATCGTTTATACAGGTTCTTCAAATGCTTCGGGTGTACTATCTTTCGATGTACTACTAGCTAATGTTCAGGTGGGTCAAAATGAGCAAACGGGGAAATTTTCATCAGCTAGGACGGTGGATTATAGGACTAAGAACAATTCAGAAGATTATAAGATGGACGTGTTCCTGATAGCATATAGCAAGCTTCTTAATACTTACACGGACGTAGACCTAAGGGGACTTGATGTTACAAACAGTATCGAGAGAGTGCTAATATCGGACTCTGTTTTAAGTGAGTTGAGTAAATCCACAGTGGATGCTTATACAGATATAGGAACTCCCGAGAAATTTTATGATAAGGCTAAATCTTATTTGGTAGATAATTTTGCTGGTGAGACATCAACCATAGTGTCACGCTCAGGTAATGAGATAAACGCAGGAAGCTATGATGTTACTATAGACTCAACAGCCTCAACAGTTTTTGATATAACAGGCAACCTAATAACAATTAAAGCCAGTACTTTTACTGGGGATATGGTAACTACGGGTATTATTACCCTAGCTAATGGTGCTGTATTTGACGGAATCCGAACTGACGCTAATGGAACAATAATACCCCCACAACCTGTTAGCATTACTAATATTGTTGCTGGTTCAAGATTGCAAATATACAACGTAACAACAGGCACTGAAATAGTGAATCAAATTGTTTCGGGAACTAGTTATAGTACTACTTACGTTGAAGGTACAGATTACACTGACGGCGATACAGTTAGAGTAAGATTAACTTATGTAAGCGGAACAACTGCAAAAGCTGAATATACTGCTAACGTGCTAGACACATCTAACGGATGGTCATTACTAGCAGATCAACAAGACGATGATGTATATAACACTTTAGCTATAGATGGTTCTAATGTAGCAAATTTTGCTGCAGACTATGCAAACGATCAAGTAGATGTTGCAGTGGCTACAAACTTTAACTTATCAAACTTTTATGCATGGTGGGTATATAATATGACTACTGCACAGGGTATAAGAGAGTTTTTTGGTGGTATAACTGCTTTAGATCAAGCTAACTTTAGAATTAACACTGGTACGTTAAGTTTATATCTAGATAACACTACGTCAACAAATTTAGTACAGCTAGACAACAGACGAATATTTAGAACTGACGGAGTATATCCTGTATTAGCAAGTACAACTGGCGGTGGTGGTATTGATGTTGTATGGCGAAATACTATACTTATTGCAGAAACAGATACAACAGGATTAACACCAGAGGAAAGCGCAAAACTAACATCCATAGCAACAGATAGTTCTTTAATACCAGGTATTGCGTCAAAGACTAGTTTAATATTGGTAAAATAAAACGTGATTAGGAGAGTGAAACATGACAAATCAAGGTGAATTACAAGCTAGTATAAGACAGCTAACTAGCACTACTAATGATTATAATGGTGATTGGCACGCTTTATTTGACTTAGATGGTATAGCGTCGGGTGAGTTTAATGGAAGGTTTATACTTTGGTTGCAGGGTGAAACAGGTAGCTCTGATACAGATTTAAATGGACTAAAACAATTATATGCTAGCCAAAAAGATTTTTATAACTGGAATAGTGTTAATAATGTAGGGCTGTAATGAATGATAAGATTGACCTTTTAAAGGTTGTTGAATGTCAAGAAACAAGACTAAAGGAATGTGAAAAGCGGGACAATGAGCGCACAGCAGACCACGCCGTATTATTGGAAAAAACAAACCGTGAAGAAAAGAGACTATATAAACTTGAAGAGGATATTCAGCACTTAACGGGGACAATAATAGCGTTACAGCGTGATAAAGAGAACATGGAATCACGCCTTACTAACCACAACAACAAGAACCAAAAAGATTTAGATGGTGTAAAACAAGATGTCAAAAGTTTAAAACAAGATTTTAAAAACCTTGAGCATGAAATCAGAAAACATTTAGATTTAAAAAATGCCGAGCTTCTAAAAAAGATTGAATTAATTAGTGAAAAAATTGAATTAATTAGTGAAGATATTAACAAAAGCAAGGGATTTTTCGGAGCAGTTAAACCAATAGCGTGGGCAATTGTAGGAATAATACTGACGGGAACAATGGGATATTTTGGTGGTAAGTTTGTTACTGCTATAGATGGAGAGAAAGTTGAACGGTCTAAGTGAAAAAGAAAGGCGGAAGTTAATTGAAGCTGATGAAAAATTGCAGTTGCTAGTTTTTGAAGTTAGCTCGCAAATGGATATTATTGTTATAGAGACGCACAGAAGCGTTGAGAGGCAAACAGAGTTATATGCGGAAGGCAAAACTAAAGTTAAGCACTCTAAGCACAATTTTAAGCCGTCTAGAGCTATAGATATAGCACCCTATTATAAGAAAAATAATAAAATGGTTATTCCTTGGGAAGACCATCGACCTTTTTATTTTTTAGGTGGTTTGATGATGAGAAGTGCAAAGCTACATAATATTAAATTACGGTGGGGCGGTGATTGGGATAGTGACCTTGATTTTGCAGACCAGACTTTTAATGACCTCGTTCATTATGAACTTATAGGAGTATAATATGTACAAAGAACTAAGAGACCAGATACAACCATTTGATTTAATTTCATTTAGTGGAAAGGGGCACGTTTCCAACATTATAAAAGGATTTACCAAGTCCGATATAAGCCACGTTGCTATTGTGTATAAAATACAGGATGAAAAAACAAATATACATTTGGACAATCTTACGAGGGAAGATGAAAAGGCGTTAATTAGTGACGATTTGTATGACAAGGAGCGTGTGCTAATAATAGAGTCAACATCATTAGTTACATTGCCTGATAAGATACACGGTGAGTATATAAAAGGAGTGCAAATACAGGCATTATCAGAGCGTATCAAAGATTATGACGGTCAGGTTTATTGGCATAAATTAAGAAATCCAATAAGTGAGGCCAGGCAAGCTTTTATGTATATGTGGTTAACTAACCGCCATAGAAAGCGCATCCAATACGATACAATAGGAGCGGTTCAATCCGCTATAGATACATGGGATTACATTCTAGAATCAAAGCCTGACTATGAAAAGCTATTCTGCTCAGAAATGGTAGCTAAAGCCTACGAGATAGCAGGATTTTTTATAGGCAATCCATCAGAGCAAACACCTGAAGATGTTGTAAACTTGCCGTTTTTAGAAGAAAGATTGCAAATTAAGTAGCAATATAAGGCTGCTCAATGGCTTTTTCTAGGGCTGAAGTTAGATTTACAACCTTATCAAGCATCTTAATGTCTACCTTATCAACCTTATTGAAATTAAGACAATAGTTGATTTCTGTATCTATAAGCACACTCATAGGAATGTCAAAAACATCGTCTATTTTATCTTGCATTTCTTCTAGCATGTAGACAGTTGTATCTAATATATGACCATCAAAAAAAGTCCCTTCTTTATCCATAGCAGCAGCTACACTTTCAAAGTCTTTATTGTTTAGCATTTGTATTTGTTCTAATAATTTATTCATCTTGAAACTCTTTTAAATGTTTTAATTCACCATATGCTAGGTCATTGCCATATTCATTGGCAGCACGTCTATAACAGATTGTTAGCATTCTAAACCAACGCCTCCAATTCGGTGCAATGATTAACCAGCTAATAAATACACTTGTCGTAATAATTTCTATATCAGTCATGTTATGCCTATATATGTGTTGTACAATCGTAAAATCCGTAATACTCTCTTTTATTCTTATCGGTCTTAATATTAGGCATTGCCCCTTCCCAGACACCGCCTTGATGTACCTCGCTGTGTACCCTAATAATCCCCTCATCTACTACACTTTTCACAGTGGTAATCTCAACAGCGTAGTTAGGTACTTCAATAAGTTTTAGCTGTCCTGATTCCTGTTTATGTGTATCTTGTTTTGGTCTACCTGCATAATTACCACTTTTGTATTTTTCTTGGTTTTTCTTCATGTTTTCATGGTGTCTTTTATATGCACAAGTACCTTTAACGTGCATATCACCACAAGCCTTACGCCCTCTATCTGGGTTAATAAGCTTACCACATACGACACATGGTCTTAATTTGTACGTGCCATCCTCTAGTAAATCTTGTGGTTTACATTTTAATATTAAAGCTAGCCTTTTAACTGTTTTCATTTCTGGAAAGCGTACGGCATCCTTTTCATATCTAACGATATCTTTGTGTTGAACACCTAAACCTTTTGCTAGTTGATTTTTATTTAATCCTTTTAATTCTCTTAATTCTTTTAATTTCTTCCCCGATAATCTTTTCATTTAAACCTCCTGCTTAATTTATTATCAATAATTAGTAAATCGTTTTTATTAAAGTCATGCCCTCCTATACGCGGCTCATGTATCTTAATAATGGCTAGGGCTATTTTCTGTAAGGTTCGTTGTGATGCAGCCTTTAAATAAGCCTCTTTAAAATATGGTTTTCCGTTAAGTATCATTTTAAATCCTTTGTCATTTAGTCCTTTTTGTCTTTGTAGGTGTTACGCTCCTCTATAAGCTCATCTATTATTGTCATTGCCAGTTGCAGCTTATAAGCGTGTTCTTTGTTAGATTCTGCTTTGTCAGTATGCCCCTTTGCCTCATGGTAAGTCACATATCCAATAAATGTATCACGACCATGTTGTACTAATTCTTTTATCTCTTGCAGTTTATCCATTAGTTTACCCTCTCTTTTCCATAACCAGCTAATCTATTTTGGCGTACAATTTGATCCTCAGTTAAATCCGTTATATTTACATGTTCTATTAGCTTAGTAGCCTGTATTGCACGTTTCGGAGTTATAGTCTCCTCATTAATAATATCGTTTAACATATTAATAAGCATAACTCGCTCTAATTCTTTTTGTGTTTCTATTGTCATAAGTACCTCCTAATATGGTGTTTCTACTTGATTTTCAAAAGCCTTGTCGATTACATCGCAAAATACATCCCAATATTTACCTGTTATTACTTGTTCACTATGGTTGCGTATCTTGTAACGTGTAAGTTCCATGTTATATAAACACGGCTCTTCTGAATATGAGTTAATTAAATCCTGTGCTAAGCCACTTAAACTATCATTTTCGTGATAATCACCGTTGCGTAACTCTGCACTAAAAAATACATCATTTTTAAAAGCCATAATTATTTCCCCGATGGGTTGTTCTAAGTTTAGTTTAAGAGCAATGATAATATAAGTCAACATCTTTTTATAAAAAAATATAATAAATTATTATTGCTATATATATTATAATAATATAATATAGGTGTATTGTTTAATTTCAAATGTAGGTAATGACATGCATAATAACACTGGCGACTATAACACTGGCGACTGTAACACTGGCGACTATAACACTGGCAACTGTAACACTGGCTACAAGAACACTGGCTACATGAACACTGGCGACTGGAACACTGGCGACAGGAACACTGGCAACTGGAACACTGGCAACTGGAACACTGGCGACAGGAACACTGGCAACTGGAACACTGGCTACAAGAACACTGGCTACTGTAACACTGGCGACTGGAACACTGGAGACTATAACACTGGCGACAGGAACACTGGCTACTGTAACACCATAACGCTTGATGAAGTGCTTATATTTAATAAATTGGGTAAGCGTAAGGATTGGGAAAACGCAGATAAACCAGATTGGATGTTTGTTGATTTAACTGAATGGATTTATGAATCAAATATGACGGATAAAGAAAAAGAAGCCTACCCATCATATGTTACAACAGGTGGTTATCTGAAATGCTATCCTAGCTTAAAAGCGGCGTATATTGAAGCTTGGGAAAATGCGGATAAAGAAGATAGGGATAAAACTTTTAAATTACCTAACTTTGACCCAGTTGTTTTTGAAGAAATATTCGGCTTTAACCCATGTGATTGCGTAGAAGAAAAGCGAGAACATGAAGTTGTAGAGCAAGATGTAATAACAATTAATGGCGTTAAATATAAAAAGGTAGATTAATGGAAGAGATTAAACCAGAAAATATAAAGAAACAAATAGAGGGTTCGGGTTATACTGTACGTAAAATATTATTACGTGCTGGCGTTAACCCTGCCACATTTAGCAATTGGCTTAATGGCAAGTCAGGAACAACAATTGATACGTATAATAGTATTGTACGTGCTTATAATGATTTCAGGGAGAACAAATAATGTCAATGATAGTATGTGACAACTGCGGAATATATGCAGATTCAGACTATGGCGATTGTGTTTTTGGTGATGTGCATAGTTTTTGTAGTGAAGAGTGTCAAGAGAAGTTTGGCAGCGACATTGATGTCGGTATCAAAGTTAATAACAAATTAAAGGAGAATAAAGAATGAGTAGTGTGTGGATTGTATTTAACCGTAACGAACCTCTATTAGCTTTTAACACGTCATTAGCGGCTGGAAAATACAGAGCTGAAAGAGATTTTCTTGATGATGAAGGAATTTTTACAATTAAATGTATAGAATTAATAGATAATCTAAAGGGGTCGAATTCGACTGGTTTAAAAAAGGATAATAAATAATGGATATAAACATAGATAAAAAGAATCAATAACATGTGGAAAACATTTTACCAAGAGATGCCTAGCGATAATTGCAAAATTGTTGCTTTATATGGTGATGGCCCAGGAGCCAAGATGTTTCTAAATGGTGATAACGTCTTAATAGCATTGCAAGATAAAGATAGAGACGTTTTAGAAGAGGTGGGCTATTTCATGTGGGCGTATTTGCCAGATAACTTTAAGCTATGGGGTGAAGAATGAAAGGGCAAATTATAAAAGCAATTTCAGAAGTGCATAGCGGTAATAGACAAGAAGCTGAGCAAATAGCGGATATAGTTATGGATTTATACCGTGATGAAATTCAACAACTTGCAGATTACAGCAATACATGTGTTTATAGATTAATTAAGCCAGCTATCTGCGTTGGTTGTAGATGCGGAAAGGAGAAGAGCAATGACAAAGCAATATTATTATGACTGCCCATTACAAGCTGCGTATATGGCAAAAAAGTTTGGCGTTAAATTTCAGTGCGACTTAGATATACGCAAGCTGTTACACAATGCGCAAGTGTCACAGATTGGAACGCCAGTACCACGTTGTTATGTAAAGTATGAGCAAGAACTATTGTTCGAACCTAAAATCGGTGACTTGTGCAAAGTTAATGTCAATGATGATATAGCGTCAGAGGTAAGTCACGATTTTTGCTTGTGGGAAGATTCAGAAGGTGGAGGCTGTTATAGTTCGCCTTTAAAAAAATACAACGAAGATAACAAACTTGTATTTAGTGATTTTGTATACACCGATTTAATAATAGTACAGCGGAATAATAAACCTTTTTTTATGCCAGAGAGGATAATTAAATGACAAAACAACTAACAAAAGAAAACCCCTCTAAATGAGGGGTAATCAATAATTATTTTGGGGAATAATTATAACTTTTGAACACTAAAGGTTGTTAGCTTTATTATTTGGGTTTATTCAATATAACATAATTGGGGTATTTGTCAAATGTGCATAGAGTTAGAGTTACCATATCCACCAACATTAAACCACTATCGCACACCAGTAACCCGAAAACGCAAGGGCGGTAAATCCTATGCTACGTTGATTACAACTCCTAATGGTGAGCAATATAAAAAATCATTATGGCAACATATAGGCAAGGTCTATAATATAGATTATGACGTACATGTGTCTATTACGTTATATCCAAAAACAAAAGCTAAGTATGATGTAGATAACTACCTTAAAGCGTTACTTGACGGTTTGACAGAATGTAAGGTCTGGTTAGATGATTCGCAGGTTGCTAGCCTATACGTAGAAAAGGGTGAAGTTGTAAAGGGTGGTAAGGTATTTGTTAAGATAAGCAAGAAGTAACAACAAAAATCACATTATTGAAACATTAATCACGCATCATAGCAAATAGAAAATCATCTGGCATAGGTAAGTTAATATTAAACCGTCTTGCCAAAAGGTCTATCTTATTTAAGAACTCTGCAAACTCCTTAACTGTCAATGTAGTAGTCGATAGAGGTCTAGTGCGTTCCTTGCCTTTAGAATTAGTCCAAGTTTCTTCACCAATAAAAGCGTATTTAAGCTCATCTTTCATTTGCTCTGGTTGATATCCAAAGTGTTCAGCTAGGTATGGAAGCCACATATGCAACAATCGGTTTTGTGCAAGGCTACGTTTGTTTTTACGCTCTTGTATAACTACCTCCCACTTATCACCATTAGGTAAGCTGTCTATGTAGTCTTTACAATTAGATTTACGGTCATTATCTATTAGAAAGAATATCATACACTATTTCTTGTCCAGTTAATCCAATATTCTTGAGTGCCGTATTTCTTCTCCCAAGTCCTTACACCTATGGTATGTATGCCCTCAGCTCCTACATGGTGATAATGACATAGGGGCATAACATCTCTATTACTTGATTTAAGCCCCATACCTGCACCAGTACGATGATGTATTTGTGGGGGCTGACTACATATACAACAGCCTAATTGAGTAACCTTAGCAAAGTATTTTTTATCTTTAGCGGTTAGCTTACTCATAACCCTCAGCTATACCCCTATATAAGGACTGAAAGGTATCGCATCATCAAGATCAGCAGCATAAGGCGATGTGCTAGCCTGTGGTTTTGGGTTCGCCTTTTGCGTACTACTAGGCTTTTGTCCGTCTAGCATAATTAATTTAGCATCAAAGCCCTGCAATACTATTTCTGTGCTATATCTTTCTTGTCCACTTTTATCTTGCCATTTGCGAGTTTGCACCTTACCCTCAATATAAACCTTCGAACCTTTGTTTAAGTATGATTGGCAAACTTTAACAAGCCCCTCACTAAAAATCACCACATTATGCCATTCACTTTTTGTTTGTCTTTCTCCGTTCTTATCTTTCCAACTTTCGGAAGTTGCAACAGAGAAACTAGCTATTTTGTTGCCATTTGACATACTGCGTATTTCAGGGTCTTTTCCTATATTCCCTATTAGTATTACTTTATTTAGCATCCTTTACTTTCTCCAAATTATTAATTAAATCCTGTATCTTATCTTGTGGTACACTCCAACAGTTACCTGCTATTTGTTTCTGAGGTGTGTATATAGTCATATTAACCCAGTCCTTATGTATCTCTGACTTGCTAAATTCTATTGACCGTTTAAACCCGTGCTTATCTGTAAACTCTGTCATAACCTACTCCACGACTACAACATCAACTAAGCCATTCTTAGCATTAGTTATGCACAATTGAACTGCTTTATGTATAGCTGGATAACTCTTTAATCTTTCTAAATGAGCTTTGTTTTTATTCTCTATCTCATCAACCTGCACACGCCCTGTAGCAGCCTCTACTTGCTTCATTATATTATTAGCAAAGTCTTGAGCTTTTTGCTCAGGTGTAGGCTCTGGACGTGTATCTATATCTTGCTTGTGTTCATTAGTATCAGCGTCCTTTGTATCATCTATGGCAAATAAGCCATTTAAAGCATATTTACGGGCATAGGAGGATGTTGCACCTGTTATTTGACTATCTCCCATGCCCTTTACGGTCAACGCCTCCCTAGCGTATCCTGTAACACTTATAGAATCTTTACCGTCTGTTAGTGTGGCGGTTGCCTCTATATAGTTGCTATTACCTATATTAACTATCTTATCACTAAGCAATAAGCTAACATTAGGCTCTAATAAATCCTTTACAGCCTCAACAATATCCTCACAACTACGGTAATTATATTTACCAAAGTGATTCCATTGATTTTTAGGGCAGTTCAAATTCTTCTGTATCTTGTATAATAGTTCGTGCAACATTATCATTCCCCTTTGTGTACAGTTGTTCTAGTGAGTAGTAATATTCTTCTTCTGTCATTAGTTAATACTCATAACTAAGTCATTAGCATCATCCGTACATTTATCATACATTTTTTTAAATAGTTTATATGGCTGGGCTTTACCGTCACTATTAAGCTCTATAACACTTGTAAATAACCTAGCTAACTTTGCCATTACATACAGCGTCTCAACATCAGATAGTTCAGCATTCGTAAATACACTTATAAGATTTTCACAAGTTTCATTCATTAATTCTTCTCTGTTTGCTTCGTTATCATTCATTTTAATTTCCTTTTTTCATTTTTATAAAATTCTTTTAATTGCTTATCTTCAACTAAGCTTAATATTAAATTAATCACAGCTTTAAGCAGCGGTTTAGGTACGTATAGCTTAACTAAACCGTACTTCTTTCTGTGTTGATGTGCTTTAACTCTATCAGTACTTGTCATGTCTATATGTAAACATAGTTAATTGCTTATGTCAATAATAAAAATAAACAAAGTTAAAATTCTATTGACGGTTACATATTTTTTGTGTTAATCTAACTTTGTATTAACATACAAGTGGCTAGTCCGACGGGATGAAAAGGGGGTATCGTGACTCCCCCTGCCATAGTTTAAAAGTCACATTAACAACCTTTGTCACGGAGGATATATGACAGATTCACAAGGCTGGATAAGCTTACACCGAAAAATTATAGATAACCCTATGTGGTTATCTGAACCCTTCACACGTTCTCAAGCATGGATAGATTTATTATTACTGGCAAACCATGAGTATGGGTATTTCTATATCAGAGGCAATAAAATTGATGTGCAGAGAGGAGAGGTTGCTAGGAGTGAGGAGCAATTAGCACTTCGTTGGAAGTGGTCGAGAGGAAAGTTAAGGGGCTTCTTGAAAGCGTTAAAAAATGAACAACAGATTGAACAACAGAAGTCTAAGTTAATCAATAAGATAGTTATAGTAAATTACGATAATTATCAAAATAGTGTACAACAGACTGAACAACAGAAAGCCGACAGAAAGCCGACAGAAAGCCGACAGAAAGACATAAACAATAATAATAACAATAATAATAATGAAAACAATATAGGGGATTTGCCTAAATGGTTACCTATAGATGATTGGGTAGCTTTCAAAGAAATGAGGCAAGAAATTAAAAAGCCAATGTCGCAACTTGCCGAATCTAGAATGATTAAAAAGCTAGATAGATTACGTAATGAAGGTTATGACCCAGCAAGATTGCTTGATAGGTCTATAATTAATAAATGGCAAGATGTGTTTGAGGATAGTTCTTGCAAGGTAAAGGGTGAATTTTCGGGGATGTTCGGATGAAAGTATTAGATTTATTCAGTGGTATAGGTGGTTTTAGCTTAGGCTTAGAGCGAGCAGGTATGGAAACCGTGGCGTTTTGTGAGATAGAGCCGTTTTGCCAGAAAGTATTAAAAAAACACTGGCCAGATGTACCAATTTTTAATGATGTAAGGAGTTTGGATTATGACGGAACAATTGATGTTATTTGCGGAGGATTCCCTTGCCAGCCATTCAGTGTTGCCGGGAAGCGAAAAGGCAAGGAAGATGACCGCCACTTATGGCCGGCTATGTTTAACCTCATCAAAAAATATAAACCAAATTGGGTTATTGGAGAAAATGTTACTGGACTCGTTAATATGGGCCTCGATGAAGCGATTACTGACTTGGAAGGAGAAGCGTACACCACAAGGGCGTTTATTATACCAGCTTGTGCCGTCAACGCCCCACATAGACGGGATAGACTCTGGATTGTTGCCAACCGCAACAGCGAGCGATGCAACAGTGGGAGCAATAATAGGAAAAAAGGACACCTTCAAAAGGAACAAGTCCGGAACACTAAGGAAAATCAACAGAAATGGAAAAAATGGGAGTCTTGGATTAGCTCGTACATTAGCGCTGTTGCCGACACAAACAGCATCGGACGAGAAAGGGGGCAGGGCGAAGGATACCCCACGCAAGGGGGCGAAGAAGTCAAACGTTCGGGATGTGTTGAACGAAGTATATGGGCAAACTGGGATAACCACATATCCGAACCCCTCATACGTAGAGGAGATGATGGGTTTTCCCAAAGGACACACAGACTTAGAGCATTAGGAAATAGCGTAGTCCCTCAAATACCTGAGATTATAGGGCGTGCTATTATGGAGGTGGAAAATGATAACAATTAAAGACTTATGGAGAACACAAGGTGAATACATGCAAACATGCCCAGTATGTTCACCACATCGCAAAAAGAAACGTGATAAATGCTTGGGGGTGAAAAGAGAAGGGGACGTTATTGTTTATCACTGTTTTCATTGTGGAATAAAAGGTAAAATCCAATTAGGAGGGGAAAATGGAATTAGCAGAATTTGCGAAAGACAGAAAACTAGAGCTAGGGTTGTTGTTCGACCGAGGCGTAACAGAGTACCAGCAAAACGATGAAAACTGGATAGAGATACCATACTACAGAGAAGGTGTGAAGGTAAACGCAAAGCATCGTTGTTTAGACGAGAAGAAATTTTATCAAGACAAAGATGGAGAGAAGATATTTTACAACATTGACAGTTTACAAAACGAAAAATGGAAAGATGAGCCATTGATTATTTGCGAAGGTGAGTTGGACGCTATAACGTTCATACAATCAGGTTATCCTAAAACTATATCAGTTCCAGAGGGTGCGCCTAATGAACAAATGGGAGGAGATGGCAAAAAATACCAGTTTCTTGACGGTATGATTGATACTATCCGAAAGCAACCAAAGGTAATACTTGCAGTTGATTCTGATAAAAACGGAAGTAATTTATTGAATGACCTAGCATCAAAGATAGGTAGAGGTAAGTGTCACGAAATCAAGTACCCTCAAGGCTGCAAGGATATTAACGAAACCCTTGTAAAATATGGACAAAAAGGGATTGTAAAGTCTTTAGATACTGCTAGAATACTAGACCAGGACGGGGTTTTTAAACTTAGTGAATTACCCAAACAACAACCAAGAAGAACCTATGAAACAGGGCATGTTACTAGTAAGCTGTTTAAGTTTAGAGAGGGTGATTTTTCTGTATTAACTGGTATTCCGAGCATGGGAAAAACTACGTTATTAAATGATTTGTTGTGTACAACGTTACTAAACAATTCAGATTTAAAGGTTGCCTTTGCAAGTTTTGAGCAAGACCCACAAGAAGACCAAGTACCAAGTTTAATACAGTGGTATGTAGGTAAGGGGTTAGGAGATGAGAGTCAAGCTTACAGGTGGATAGACAAGAGGTTTGCTTTTATTATGCCTAGTGAGAGGCAACAGTTAAACGCTAATGAATACATAGACTTAGAGTGGTTTATAGATAAAGTAAAATATGCAGTAGATAAAATGAATTGTAAAATAATAATACTAGACCCGTGGAATGAATTAGAGCATCAACCTGCGATAAACGAGTCATTAACTCAGTATGTTGGATGGGCTATAGTTCAATTAAAACGATTAGCTAAGGTATTGAAAGTGCATATAATGGTAGTTGCACACCCTGCCAAACAGTACAAAGATAAGGATGGTAATTACAACATACCAAGTTTGTATGATATATCGGATTCAGCACATTGGTTTAATAAACCAGAGCTTGGCTGTGTAGTGCATAGAACACCAGAAGGGACTACTATTTTTAAGACAGCAAAGTCACGTTATCACGATAAGATAGGTCGGGTTGGCGATATAAAACTAAGGTTTGATATGAATAAAAAATCATTTGAGGAGGCTTGGTGATGAAACATATATCAGAAATACTGCAAGAATATTGGGAACGTGTAGGCATATGCATGTATGACGGTAAGTTATCAGAAGATGCTGCAAAAGATATAGCAAAAAATCAAATTAAAGATGATTATGATATTGACATACCAGAGGATTGATAATAAGCTTGTATCGGGACGTTATCTCGATTGCGTCCCTCCCAAATAAATAATAATCGGAGGGATTAAAATAAATAATAAATGCGAGAATTTTATGAACTATAATCAGTTTTTATCTAAAAAATCATTTAATGTCAGTTTTAAAGGTGTATCAGAATATAATATTCACAATGAACTTTTTGATTATCAAAAGTGCTTGGTTGAATGGGCATTAAAAAAAGGTAAATGTGCAATATTTGCAGATTGTGGACTTGGTAAAACTGTTATGCAAATATCATGGGCTGCAAATGTAGCTAAATACACTGGCAAGCCTGTTTTAATTTTAGCACCATTAGCAGTGGGCAATCAGACAATTGATGAGGCGTTATTAATTAACGAGCACATAAACTGGTATGATTGTTCAAGTAAAATTCAAATATTGAATTATGATAAACTTCATACGATAGATGCATCGCAATTTTCAGGAGTTGTATTAGATGAATCATCAATATTAAAAAACTTTACTGGAAAAATACGCAATCAGTTAATCGATATGTTTAAATATACCGATTTCAAATTGTGTTGTACTGCTACACCAAGTCCAAACGATTTAATGGAGCTTGCAAACCATAGTCAGTTTTTAGGCGTTATGAATCGTGAAGAAATGCTTGCAACATTCTTTGTGCATGATGGCGGTGAAACTTCCAAATGGAGATTAAAAGGACATGCAAAGGCGGACTATTGGGAGTGGGTAAGTCAATGGGCTGTTATGCTAGATAAACCTAGTGATATAGGTTTTAGCGACAAAGGTTTTGAAAAAACAGATTTAATTTATCATCAGCATATTGTTAGCGTAGAGCACAAATCTAGTGATTTCCTATTTCCAATGCAGGCTAGTACATTACGCGAAAGGCAATCAGAAAGGCGGGCGACTGTAGAAGTCCGAGTTAATCAGGCTGCTGAGCTGGTTAATAACAATGATGAGCCTTTTTTATTATGGTGCGATAGAAATGATGAATCTGAAAGGTTAAGAAAAGCTATTAATGAGTCTGTCGAAGTTAAAGGAAGTGATAAACCAGAAGTAAAGGCAAGTAGACTACACGGATTTTCAAATGGTAATATTAAAAGAATGATTAGTAAGCCGTCTATCGCTGGTTTTGGCATGAACTGGCAGCATTGCAGCAATATGGCGTTTGTAGGACTTTCCGATTCGTACGAGCAGATGTACCAAGCAATAAGAAGGTGTTGGAGGTTCGGTCAAACAAAAGATGTTAATGTGCATGTTATAGTGGCTGAGACGGAAGGAAATGTGCTGCAAAATATTAAAAGAAAGGATTTGCAAGCAAAAGAAATGAAACTGGAAATGTTAAATCAAATGCGAGATTTTCAGAGTAATAAAATAAGAACTATTACAAAAAATACAAAAGAATACGCTCCAAGCGTATCATTTAAAAAACCATTATTTTAGGATAATTATTATGAAAACAGTTATAAATCAAAAACAAACAGATACTTACTCAATATACAATGGCGATAGTTGTGAAGTGTTGCAATTCTTAGATAGTGAATCTATAGATTTTCAAATATTTTCTCCTCCCTTTGCATCTTTGTACACGTATTCACATTCTGATAGGGATTTGGGTAACAGCAAAACATACGAAGAGTTTTGGAATCATTATAAATTTTTAATAAAAGAACAATATAGAATTTTAAAACCAGGTAGGCTTGTATCAATTCACTGTATGAATCTACCTACATCCAAACAGCGTGATGGTTTTATTGGTATTCAGGATTTTAGAGGGGATATAATTAGGGCTTATCAAGATGCAGGCTTTGTTTATCATTCAGAAGTGTGTATATGGAAAGACCCAGTAATAGCAATGCAAAGAACAAAAGCACTTGGATTGAAGCACCAGCAAATAAAAAAAGATAGTGCAATGAGTAGACAAGGCATACCAGATTACTTGGTTACAATGCGAAAAAAGGGAGACAACCTAGATCCGATAAAGCATACAAATGAGAATTTCCCTTGTCGAGTATGGCAAAAATATGCAAGTCCTGTGTGGATGGATATTAATCCATCTGATACACTTCAACACAGGTCAGCACGTGAACATGATGATGAACGTCATATATGCCCATTGCAATTGCAAGTAATATCAAGAGCTATAGACCTATGGACAAATAAGGGAAATGTTGTTTTAAGTCCTTTTATGGGGATTGGCTCGGAGGGTTATGTTGCGCTTGAAAAACAAAGAAAATTTATAGGATGTGAGCTAAAGGAAAGTTACTATAAACAAGCAGAAAAAAACCTTGAATCAGTTAAGAAAAAAACATACGAGTTAGACGTGTAAAGAATCCCTACGTGGATAGTGAGGGGTGTGTTAACCATTAATACTTTGTTAAAATCCACCTTATATGCCCCTCACTTTATTAACAAAAGAGGTATAACATGAAACTATATTACGATGACCCATTGATAGCAGCATATATGGCGAGGGAGTTTGGGGTTAATTATAATATTTATCGTAGAGTAAAAGGAGAGTGGATAAAAGTGCCTTTGCACATTAAGGACGCTAAGAGAGCAACGAAAACCTATGTTAGTAATTTAATTTTAAAATCAAAGAGAAAAAAGCACTTTATACACACAGACAGTATAGGCATATTTGAGCCACAGGTTGGAGATTTAATAACCGATAAGCATGATTTTAAACTTAACAAAAGTGATTATGAATCACCAAGTAAGTTCTTAATAGAAAAGTCTAATGAGCTGTTTAATTTGACATGTTTGTCACAATTTATACTAACTGAAGATAATTATGATTGTGCTTGGAGTGATTATCATTGGGAAGGGCAGGAAATAATTCAAAGAAACGGTAAAAACTTTTTTATGCCTAGAAGGGAAGTATAGCCTATAAGGAAATCATGAGTAATTAATTTTTAAAACAAGTGTTGACATATCACATATGACACTGTATAAATAATAACAGGACAGGCAATAAAGCAAGTCTATAAAATCAGGAGTAACGATTATGACAGATATTCAAACTATAGTTAACAATATGACCGAAGAGCAATACCTTAATCTGCTTAAGATTGCAGATGGGGAAATTTCGGAAGAAATAAAAAATATGACTGATGATGAGTTGCTAAAAGAATTGGGGGTGTAGTGTGTCTAACATGTCATACATTGTAAACAGAATAGTAATTATTATATTTGCGATTATTGGATGTGTAATGATAATTAGCTTAAAATTTGAAGAAGGGTTGTTATGCTTCATATTTTGTCAGTTAATTGAATTAGAGATAAAATTGCGAGATAAATGGATTAGTTAGGTTGGTAATATATGAGTGAGATATTTACATTTGTGGATTGGGTTTTTTTAAATATATCAGTTGGATTAATTATAGGTGTGCTAATTTGGAAGATTATAAAGTGAGTTGGCAAGAACAAGCAAGGGAAGTGTTAGGGTATCATTGGATTGTTACTCTAGCACATATGACGGATTTTAGTAAAAGGACTGTTCAAAGATGGCGTACAGGTGAATTGCAAATCCCTGAGCATGTAGTTGAGCAGATAAACGAAACATATAATATCTGGATAGCCTTACAGGGCGATAAAGAGTAGTTACGGTTACAAAAGATTAAACTTGTGGCTAGGAAGGGCTTAAAATTAATATAAGGGCTAAAAGATGAAGATACTTAAAACAGATAAAAGGCTAGTTGACGAGGGTTATCGTTATAAAATCGACGGTGATTTAATGAGTGTAGAATGTATAGATTTAACGGATTTAGATAAACCTATATATGTAACGGGCTTTATCAAAGCTGGTGGGTTTATCAAAGCTGGTGGGTTTATCGAAGCTGGTGAGTCTATCGAAGCTGGTGGGTTTATCAAAGCTGGTTGGTCTATCAAAGCTGGTAAGTCTATCGAAGCTGGTTGGTCTATCAAAGCTGGTGAGTCTATTACAGCTGGTTGGTCTATCGTAGCTAATGAGTTTATCAAAGCTGGTGGGTCTATTACAGCTGGTAAGTCTATCAAAGCTGGTGGGTCTATTACAGCTGGTTGGTCTATCGTAGCTAATGAGTTTATCAAAGCTGGTGGGTCTATTACAGCTGGTAAGTCTATCGAAGCTGGTGGGTTTATTACAGCTGGTGAATCGCATGGAATAGCAGCAGGTTTATATATAACAGCAAACACCACAATAACAGCAGGTTTAAAAATATTTGCAGGTGTATGTACGTGGCGTAAAATATCAGACGAAGATAAAACCATTACATGTACTGAGCTAAACGGAGGTGCGACGGTTGAATATGGTATCCTTAATATTATAGAAGAAGCTGAATCAAGTAGCGATAAGATTATAACGCTTAATGGCAAGAAATATAAGTTAATATAAGGGGTATGTTATGGAAAAGTTATTAGCAGGAATATTACTAGTGTTAATAGTTTTATCAGGCTTTGCATATATGGGCTATGAGGATATGAAAGCTATGAAGGCTTGCCAAGAGAAATATAGCCGTGATTATTGTTTTAGGCAGATAATGAGATAAGAATCCTGAAAGGGAAGGCGGTGGAAGCCTGTATGGATATTGGTAAAACTTACAATACTTGCTTTAGACTTGTATATGGGAGGGGATAAAGATGACTAATGAAATAGAAAAAGCTGCAAGGGCTGTTATTGAGGCTGAGGATAATATAATAAGTTTAGATGAGAAAGAGAATGTGAGCCCTATAGAGAAAGTGGACGCTAATATAATGCTCGACAAGGCTATATACAACTTAAGGCGCAGTTTAGACCCTCAGCCTACAAAAGAGGAATGTATTAATTGGCTAAATCAGATAACAGACAATGTGTTTTTTAATGAAGATGGCGAAGAATTTGAGATTCCATATTGTGAGTCTAACCTTAAAGCAATAATCCAATACCTGCAAGAACCGCAAAAAGGAGTGTGGATAGAGAATACGGGGGTCAATCCAAATTTATCTGATTGTAAATTAATTATTCAGTATGGCGGTTATGATAATTGCGCTGATTTAAAAGAGGTGCATTCTAGCGATTTAAAGGCAGTTGATTGGGTTGAATGGTGTCCAGAAGATAGAATATATCAATACATGATAATTGAATAAAAATTAAAGGAGAAAGCGGGTGAGTAAGGTAATAGAATGGACTATAATAACTAGCTATATATTGTTATTTAGCTATGGAATAAAACAAATAGTTGATTTAATTAGTAATTATAGTATAATGTAATAGGAAAGGAACTTTATTCACTAAAACAGTGAGGATTTTATGCCAAAGTTTGAAAAAGGTCATAAAAAAGTAGGCGGTAGAACTAAAGGCACTAAGAATAAAATAGGGCAAGACGTTAAAAATAGTCTTTTGTTTGTATATGAAACAATCGGGGGCGATAAGTCTTTTTCAGATTGGGCGAAAGAAGAAAAGACAGAGTTCTATAAAATGTATTCTAAATTACTACCTACCGAAATGGAACACACAGGCGATATACAAATCATAGTTAATAAGAATGTAGATAAGTAAGTTTTAAATG